CCCTCAACTCTAAGAGCAAACAGCCGGTTGATTTTTACTCGGGAGATATTAAAAATATCGATATAATCAATAATATTATCTTCGCTTTCCCAATCTTGTCCCGGACCGCATGAAACCCTTTGCCGTAATAACGGGATTTTAGTTGCAACGTTATTTTGATTGAGTGCGGGTAAATCTTTTGAAGCCGTTGATAGTATCATATCTCCTACGCCTGTATGATACCAATGCAAATTCAAACCTAATTCTGATAGTTTTAGAAGAACTGAATCAGGAACCGATACATCTCCATTTTCATATCGCGACCAATTGCGTTGATGGATACCGATCTTTTGAGCGATACCTGTCTGATTCAAGTGTAAATATTCTCTAAAAATGACCAACCTATCATTTTTATCACTCATTTTACATCCTTTTTATAAAAAATAAGGCATAAAATGTCTTGACTTTAGACACAAAACGTCTTATAGTATAACTATCGGTACTAAATAGAACCGATATAACCAAAAAAAAGAAATCCGGTGCATACGGATTTCTTAAAGAATAAAGAGGCAACACTGTGGCAAACAGAATTACCAAACGGATGGGCTGCTGGATTCAGTATCAGCTGAAACTCAGAGGCTACACCCACGATGCAGTAGCGCTTAAAGCAAACCGCTCCTCAAATATTGTATCACAATTTTTGAACGGTCGTAAGGGGTCTATCCCCACACAAAAAGCAATCTGCGAAGTATTAGGCTATAAAGACTTTAACGCGCTTCTAGCAGCAATGCCGGAAGATGTAAAAGTAAACACAACCGCTATTCCAAATGGAATAGCGTAAATAGAGGAGAGTACTATGTATAAGTATTTAATGGAACGTCTTGAAACAGCTCATTTAGATCCCAAAATTGATAAGCTCGTATTTATACCTGCTGAGGCTGTGCGTGGTGAATATCCAAGCGATGACTTTGAAGATTTTATGGAATGTGACACGGATGACATACTGGAAACACTGCATTGGGACACGACGGACAAAATCAGAGAGAAGATCGACTCCTTCGTTCAAGAAAAAATGCTTGCATTCTTGATGGCAACACATCAGCGCGCCGGATTTCTTGCGGAAGTTTCATTTGATCAGCCGCATGACTTTTCTTTTGATGAGTCTGGGGAGGCTTGTAGCTGGGTATGTGGAGGTTTTTATTATCTTCGTTGGATTTACGCAGACTCAATCGGCGAGCTTATTGAAAACATTATCAAAGAAGCTGATGCCTTGTTTGCTACTGCGGTAAAAAAAGCTAAAGCAGAAAACAAAATATCCAGCATTTCCGGTAGCAATACCGACAAATTGCAAAACTGAACCGCGTAAAAAAAGCGAGGTACAATATGGAAATCAATATCTGCGTATATCACGACTACTACACAAAAGCTGAACAGCAAATACCCGAAATAGTTTCACTGCTGCGAACGCTGAATGAACGTGCTCCAAAAGGAGATCATTATAGCATTGGAGCCGCCCCCTTTTATTTTTCCACTCTCGAATACATTTTAACCCACGATGACTATGACTTCTGCATATTTTTCACGCTTAATCCTGACATCGTCGCCTTAATGCAGCAGGTTCCCTATATGTCGCACATCGTTGTCCTTGAAGACTTTTCTACGTGTCCGGCTCTTTTCTCCGGCTGGGAGCAGCTGCCGAGTCCGGAAAGTTCGCAGCAATGGCGCCCTGCTGCTTGGAAGAACAGGGATACAACCGTGCTGGTAACGACACCGGAGCGGTTAATTGAAGATGCATTCGCCTTTTTCAAACAGGAAGGCTTGTCTTTCAACCCCTAAAAAAGCGGGACGTATGCGGTAAGCGAGGTAACGGTATGGTCAAAAGATGGATTTCGGCAGTAGAAATAGCAAATGTCTTAGGAATAGCAAAACGAAGCGTAAATAGACGAGCACGCAATGAGCAATGGCAAAACCGTTCTATCAAAGCAAACGGCGGTATGACTCAAGTATTTCAGCTCGAATTTCTCCCTGACGATGTCCAACAAGCCTATGCAGCCAGCCTTTCAATGGATTTACAGGCGCTTAAAACGGCATTAAAACCCACGTCTGAAGCAGAAAAAAAGGTACTTATCATCTCGTATAACGGGCGTGGCGCGGTAACCAAAGCAATAAAACCGCTTGAAGCGTCAAGCGAAGCAGGCTTACGCATCGCAGCCATGCGCGTCAAACTTATCGAAGCCTATTCACAATCGGGGCTTTCGGCAAAGGCATTTATTGCCGCCTACGAAGCCGGAGAAGTCGCTGCTGATCTCCGTGAGCGGCTCGGACGCTGGGGCAACATCCATACCCAGTCTAACTTTTATAAAAACTGGCTTGCCGTCTATCAAAAACACGGCATTGCAGGGCTTATCCCGCAATATGACCGTAAGCGCGGCGGGGCGGGAGCGAGCTTTGACGAAAAAGCAAAAGAGATTATCAACTCGCTCTATCTCGATTTACGCAAACCGAGCGCAGCGTCGGTCGCCCGCGACTTAGCGCAGTTCGGCTACGACCTCAAATACGTTACTGTCAATCGGTACATCAAAGAAATTCCGAACTCGGTCAAAGTCTTTTATCGGGAAGGACAAAAAGCCTATCACGATAAATTCGATCCGTACATCGAGCGCGACTACACCCTGTTTAAGGCGATGGGATGGGGATGCGGCGACCATCACATCTTTGATTTTGTCATCATGCACGAAGGGCGCATCTTCCGGCCGTGGGTTACGCTTTTTATGGATATGAGGAGCCGCACCATTACCGGCTGGGGGGTTGATGTGGGGGCGGACACCTTGACGATTATGCGGGCATTTTCTCAAAGCGTTGAGCAGTATGGACTTTTTGAAAATATGCTCGTTGATAACGGTAAAGACTTTAGAAGCGAATGGTTTGCCGGAAGCGAGTGGAAACAGCGCAGGACAAGGCCTGAAAAAGAAACGCTTGAGCTCATTGAAGGGGTGCTGCAGGACTGCAACACGAACGTACATTTTGCTACTCCCTATCGGGGGCAATCAAAGCCGGTTGAACGCTTTTTTAGAAGCGTCTGCGAACTTTTTTCAAAGACACAGGATTTTTATGTCGGCTCCAATACGGTTGACGCTCCGGAAGATAAAAAACTGTTCTGGGGGCGCATCAATGGACGGGACAAGATAGAAGTAACCTACACGTTGGATCAGTTACGGCGCGATTTTGAGCAGTTTGTAACGTGGTTTAACTCAAGCTGGCAGCACTCAGGGCAAGGGATGGACGGTAAAACACCGAATGAAGTGTTTGCCGAAACCTTTGACCACAAGCGCGAGCTGCCGGAAGAATACCGCAAATACATCTTTACGGTGCGGGAAAAGCGGGTTGTCCAGCGCAACGGCGTATCGATAGACGGAATCAGCTACTACAATCCTGAAATGGTTCGGCTTATCGGCGAAAAAGTAGAAGTCAGGCGCGACATAAACGACATCGGTAAGGCTGCTATTTTCTGCCTGCCCGATCTGGTCTTTCAGTTTGATGCCGAAAGCGACGTGTTCAAGGATAGAGGTATTACAGAAGAAAACCTGCGGGCGGTGCGCAAGGAGCAAAGACAAGCCCGTGAGCACTTAAAAGACTACCGCTGGGATAAGGACATTCGGAACGCACGGAAAACACCGGCACAATTACTGGCAGAAAAGATAGAAGAGCAAGAGCCGGTACCGAATGCGCTTGAAAGCAAAAAAGTTGTCGGCGGGGAGCCGTTAGCGCCGAGGCGCAAGCGCACCTTGCGGCTTCCGATCGATCCTGATTAAAGCAGCACAATCAGCGCCGTAAAAATGGCGCTTACAACAGTAGAACAAACGATATTCAAATGGGAAGGAGAAAGAATATGGATAAACAAGACGGAATAAACGAAGAACTGTATCAAAAGTTTTTCGCGCTTGTGGGGAACCCCGATGAGGGAAAGCGGATTAGCCAAGCAAAAGCAGCGCAAGCCTTAGGCTATTCTTCTGCCGTTGTGTCGGCATACAAAAACCGCACGTATAACGGCAATGTAAAGGCGTTTGAAGAGGCGGTGCAGGCGTGGTTAAAGCGGGAAGAACGCCGGATTGAACGGCTGCACATCCCGACGGCTGAAACAGACACACTCAATTCGGTGCGTAAAGCGTTAAGCATTGCGCAGGATGAAGCTGATATTGCGGTTATCGTGGGAGATGCGGGAACAGGTAAGACGACAGCGCTGCGCAATTATGCTGCAGAAAGCCATAGCGCGCTGTTAATTGAAGTCGATTCAAGTTTTACCAAAAGCGTACTGGTTAAAACCATTGCCCAGTCACTGGGGCTCGATACCAAAGGCGGCATGAGTGTCATTATCTCCCGCATCGTAGATGCCTTAAAAGGACGGGACACCGTTATCCTGATTGACGAGGCGGAGTACCTGTCAGACGGCTGCCTTGAGCTCATCCGGCGGGTCATCAACGACAAAGCGCAAACCGGTGTCGTCCTTTGCGGGCTGCCTGACTTACGGTACAAGCTGGAAAACCGGCGGCTCGACCATCACCAGCTTACCAGCCGCGTCGGGGTATTTTTGGAAGTCAAAAAGATGAGCAAAGCCGATGCCGCAAAGATTATCGGCGCAGTCTGGCCCCGTCTTTCAAAGGAAACGCTTGAGCTTTTTGTCAAAGCGTCAAAAGGCTCGGTGCGGACGCTCACCAAACTGATGGGGCGGGTGCATCAGACAATGGCAATTAACCGGCTCGATGAGCCGGATGAGGAAGTTATTCAAGCAGCAGGCGAAATGCTGATGGAATAAAACAAATTGGAGCACAGGAGGTGCAAAGCGTATGTATGGGTGGCTATATCGAAGAGCATTAGCTTTAAAAGATGTAGGGGAAAAAGTGCGGTGCCGCACGTTAGTACTGGCTGGATTGTGCATAAAAGAATGGGTTTTATCGCACATGATGAACAAACACGCAAGACCATAAGTGGAGGTTATCTATGGCAAGGTACAAGCCGAATATTGGCAAAATCAAAACGCTTGAGGATGCGAATTTAGCCCTCAAGGAAATCGGACTTCTTGAACACGAACTGGAAGCAATCGACGGGGAAGCGAACAAGAAGATTGCAGAAATTAAAGCAGACTGCGCAAAGCAAGGGGAAGGTCTCCGTAAACGCATTACCGACCTTTCCGCCCTGCTTGGCGCATTTGCCGAATACAACCGCGAGGAACTGTTTAAAGACCGCAAATCCCAAAAACTGTCCTTCGGTGAATTCGGTTATCGTAAGTCTACCTCAATCAGTGTCAAAAAGACAACACTTGAGCTTCTGAAAAAACTGCATTTAACCAAGTATATCCGTATCAAAGAAGAGCCGGATAAGGATTTAATGGCGGAGATGACTGATGAATCCTTAGCGCAAGTTGATGCGGTGCGCAAAGTCAAAGACAGCTTTTTCTGCGAAGCAAACCGCGAAGAAGTAAACAAAGAGCTGTTGAAAGAGCAGGTATCGTAAAAGCCGGTAGACGGTACGGATTTTGTATTGAAAGAGGAGGAGAATCGCGTTATGGAAGCAAAAACAAACACACCAAAAGCAGGCGTCGCTGAGCGCAAGTGGATACAGATACTCCACGTAGCAAAACGTGAGTGCGGTCTTGATGACGCTTCCTATCGCGCCCTCCTTTTTGGTGCAGCGGGGGTTGACTCGGCACGTGATATTAAGACGTGGCAACAGTATAACGCGGTACTCAAAGCCTTTGCAAAGCTCGGGTTCAAAGTAACCGCCGGTAAAGCGGCACAAAGCGGCTTAAAAAAGACCGCACCGCAAAACGGCCGTAATGGCGATTGGATCAGCGCACGGCAGGAGTATTACATCCGGGGATTATGGGATTTGGCAAGCAGGGCAAAAGACGAGGCTTCTTTACAAGCGATGCTCCAGCGCATTGCAGGGGTTACGCACATCGAATGGATCAGCAAGGAAAAGGCTACCAAAGTGATCCTTGCTTTGCGGGACATTGCAAAAAAAGCGGGGTTCAATCCTGACCGTCCGCCTCACCCTCAAAGTGAAGGTGCAAAGCAGTGACCGATAGTATCTACGAAGCGAACGAAACGCTTGAACAGCTGGAATTACTCATCGGTAAGGACAATGCCCGGAAAGTCTTTGAATTTTTTGAAGGCAGTAGCTTCTATTTCCCCAAAAGAATCGGACTTGCCGAGCAGCATCGTCAAATCTTTGCAGAGCTTTGTGCCGGAGCGACCTACGCCGACCTTGCGGAAAAATATCACTACACCAAATCCTACATCCGCAAGATAGAACACAAACTCACCGCCGAGCGGCGCGCCCTTTTGAAAGCAGGCATCACCCAGCCTGATGAAACCGCCAGTGCAAGCGCCGATCCTGTCAAACTGGACGTGCCGCACTCAAGACCATTTGAACCGGGAGAATTATTTTATGAACACTGATTTGGAAACGATAAAAAAACGGATTAAAAAGCTTTTGGCGCTGTCAAAAAGCCCGAATGAAAACGAGGCAATGGCAGCATTACAAAAAGCGCAGGAGCTGATGGAAGCATACCGCATAACGGAAGCCGAATGCGTGTATGCGTCGCAGACGGTCAAAGCAACAAAGCGGGAATCGGCATGGCGGTCAACGCTTGCGAACACCGTTGCATCGCTGTATGCCTGTGAGGCATTACGCGATGTTTCAAGCGGTCAAATGATTTTTTACGGAGGATCATTCGACTCATTTATGGCAAAAGAGATGTACTGCTATTTAAGTAAAACGATACACCGGATGGTTAAGCAGAACGTGCGTAAGCGCAATACGCTGAAATACAAAAATCAATACCGATTCGGGATCGTCTGTCGGTTAGCAATTCGGATATATGAATTGGGACAAAAAGTATCATGGGATCCTGAGCGTGAACATAAATTGCTTGCGGTAAAAAAGGCAGCGGAAAACGAATTCGGCATTATAACGAGGAGTGAACTAAAAACAAACATCAAAGGCAAAGCCTTTAATCGCGGCGTAGCTGACGGCGGCACCGTTTCATTACACCGGCAAGCAACCGCCCGCAATGGATACTTGGAGGGATAAACAACGTATGAAAACAATTTTTCTAAACGAAAAAAAGCCGCCGTACATGGAAGAAGCCGAATACATAAAATTAAGTGCTGGGCAAATATCACATGCGGTGAACAGTCTTAATTATGCCGGAAAGGAAGCCGCTGCGGTCGTTGCCATTATGACGCTTAACGCGCTGGGACTTACCCCTGCGCAAATTACCGCACTGCTTGCAACCGAATAGGGAGGAATAAAAGATGATTGTTCTAAAAGGCACACTTGTAAAAGTTGCACATAGCCAACGCGGAGCATTTACCGCCCGTGTGTCCGAAACCTTTAACACTGAACGGGAAGTATTCTTTCCGCTCATCCTCGAAGATGATGTCCTGTATGGACACGGGTATGATTGGCACAAAGGCGATTGTATCAGTTGTAATCGCCAATTTTTAAGAGCGTTTGAAATACTGGAGGAGAAAAGAGCAGGGGGAAAACACTATGTATAACGAAATCCTTAGATTAAAGGATATGCTCACAAAAGCGAATATTCCTTTTTGGTGGAAGCCGAAGCATTTTGACGGATATTTATTAGCATATCCGAAAAAAGATGCTGTTATTTGCTCTGTCATTGAGTTTTCAAATTCTTATGGTTCAAAGGGCGACTTATTGGAAATACAAGGACTTATGACAAAAGAAGAAATGGAACAGCATGATGACGACGTTTTAGGCTATTTAACCGCGGAAAATGTTTTTAACCGAATAAAAAAACATTGGGATAAGTAGCGAATAAAAACAATACAAGAGGAGAAATAATTATGAAAATATTTGTTTGGCGATGTAAAGATGATAACAAAATTGCAATTGTCCGCGCAATGAGTGAAGACGATTTTTTAATGCTACACAAAACAAAAGAGAATGTTTTAAGAATAATTGAAAAACAAAATGCTGACGAAAAAAAGTCGCTTAAAGTTGAATTTATAGAAGACCCCATGCTTATAGAGATTATGGAGTGGATTGAAGAAAATAATCGTCCTATAGTATTTGAAGGTGCGGATTCCTTGAAAAGAAGATTGGAAGACCTTGAAGATGCCGCATTCAATCTTGGAGAAGAAATAGCTGCATTGAAAGAGACTATTTTTGATAGTCAAGACAACTCATTGTTAAAGGAGTAGCACTATGAATACTACCACCGAAACACAAGAGAAAATCATCGCAATTACGGGAGCAATGCGGGACTTACTTTTGTATAAAAACCAAAAATATGGAGATTCTGCATTAAGCCCTAAACAGATTTTTTATAAAGGCGATGCAGTTAATTCTATCTTGATACGCCTTGACGATAAGATTGGGCGCATTATGGCAAATACTGAAAGCACCCCGCGTATCAATGACGTTGCCGACATCATCGGCTATTGCACCTTGCTGCTTATCGGCATGAGCGTAAAACCGGAAGACATTCAAAAGTTAATGGATTAAAAGGGGAGGTAAATAATGACGCTGAATGAAATAATTGCTTATGCTCAAAAGCATAACCTGGACTTTGATAAGCCGGTTACCGGAATATTGGAAATGAATGAAAATATACCGCTTGACATCGCAACTTGTCATGGCAGTGTAAATAAAAACGTAGTCCTTCATGCAACACCGATAAAAGTATTTCAATCATGGCGTGTCGTATGGAAGGAAGCGGAGGAATAACAAATGGATATTACGTTTGAAGAATGGGAAAAAGGATACTGTGATGATAGACCTATTGAGCCGTGTTGTGCAAGCGAGAATCCGGAGCAATGGGCTGAGATTGCGGGTTATGCAGAAGATAAGTTGAAAGAAGCTTTTAATGCCGGTCAGCAATCTGTATTAAATAATCAGAATTATGATTCTAGCAAAGATACCTTGTTACATATCAAACGAGTCAATGAATTGCTCTTGTTGTTTGCACAAGAACTGATGGATAGAGCTATCTGCCACGATAACTCTAAATTATATGATCCTGAAAAACCGTTATTTGATAAAATGACACCGCGCTTAAAAGGTTTAACGTATGGTAGTGAAGAATATAAAAAATCATTGGCAGAGTTAAAACCGGCATTAGATCATCATTATGCTCATAATAGCCATCATCCTGAACATTATAAAAATGGAATAAACGACTGTAATTTATTGGATTTGGTTGAGATGCTGTGCGACTGGAAAGCTGCTTCAGAACGGCATGCAGATGGTGATATTTTCAAATCAATTCAAATAAACAAAGCTCGTTTTGAGATATCTGAACAATTAGCTCAAATTTTTGAAAATACGGTAAGAAGGAGTAACACAATAATATAAAAACCTTTTCTATAGCCGAGAAAAAGTGTATTTGAGACGGTGGCTCCGTAACTCGTTTGAGGGATTCGTAAACCTACGCTACGCCGCAGGCGGCCCGGCCGGGGACAATACCGGCAGCGGCATTTTTTATTTTCAAAATACGTTTTTTACATCATGTATACCGAGCCTATTTTTTTCAAATAGTTTCTTTGATTAGTCATAATAAAACCGGTTACAGTATACCGTAAGCGTACATTGAGGATACGCCTTGTACGGATTTCCCTTCCCTTTACCTGAAAAGGTGTATCCTGATGGCGCTTATCTGGAGGTATTACTATGACGACAAAAAAATCACAAATTGCATGGCTTTTATTCGCAGCGCTGTTTGTTGCAGCGATGGTATTTTTCGTAACGGATTCTCTGACGGTTACTGCAATCGCCGGAACATTTACCGGAGTGCTGGGGACATTTCTCGGTATCGACATCCTAACGATGCTGCATAAAACAAAAGAGCTTCCGGCAGGACGGTATAAAAATATGAACCGGCACCGTTACATTATTGCCCTTATTATTTTTGCTTTGCTGCTTATCGAAGCGTTTATCATTTCAAGCATCTTTGAACGGGATATGAACTCACTTTATTTATCCTTTGGCGTCGGTTTTATCATCGTTATCGGCGGGCTTGTCTCGGGCGTTGAAGCAAATAAAATCGTAACCGGCGAACAGCCGCCTGAGCTCAATGAAACGGGTGAACTATCCGGAGACGAGTCATGATACCTCTTTATATCATATTAGCGTTGTTGGGCGTTGTCGCGGTGCTTTCACTTTTGCTTACTATCATAGTGAAAAAATTAAAAAGAGCAAAAACGGAAGTACAGCGATTAAGCGGCGCTTTTGAAGCGGTACGCAAAAGAACAGAACGCTTACAAGAAGCACAAAGTAAGAATAAAAAAATTACGGAGGAATCGGATGAAAAAAGGCAGGCGCTTTCCGCTACTGCTGACGCTTCTCTTGTTACTCGTGCAAATAGTCTTTTTTCAGACCGGATGCACGACAACAAAAGCGCCGACTAATGCGGACATTGATGCGGTATTACAAAACATTGCGCCTATAAAACCGCCTGCTCCACAAATGGAGCCGGTCACGTTTGAGGAGAAAGACGGTGGCCTCTGGCTTTCGTATGAGGCATACCGTGCTCTTGAGCGCAATATTATTGCAATGAAAGAATATACTGCACACCTTGAAGTCATTATTGCATTTTGGGAGAAAAAAGAGAAATGAGTGGAACGGTTATTATATCCCTGATTGGCACTCTTGTCGGAATGCTTATAACCGTTGGCGGCGTATTTATTGCAGTCGGCAGCTTAAAGCAAAAGATACACGACAGCATCGAGACAAACAAAGCGCAAGAAGAACATATTAAAACCCTTTCTTCAAAGGATGAGTTAGCAAAAGCAATAAAACGTTCTGATGAATTACTGGTGCTGATGCAAAAGCGGGTTGATGAAGACCGTTTATCAGGTGAGAGAAGGTACACGGAATTGTATGGCTTACTGAATGTACACAGTGAACGTATCGGCAAACTTGAAGTGTCGCAGGAGCAAATATTCAAGCTGCTGGATAATCTAAGCGCATCGATAAACAACGGCTTTAAAGATATGAAAGATGACATTCGGGAATTGCGCAAGGAAATTAAAAAGGGCTAGAAGCGGTATGGCAAAAGATGAAAGACGCGCTGAGGCTGAGCGGCTTTACGTAAAGGAAGGAAAATCCTGCGTTCAAATTGCCGCTGAACTTGCAGTAAGCGAAGGCACTATATACCGTTGGAAAGCAGACGCTGCAGCATTAGGGGAGACAAGCGACTGGGACACGGCGCGGCGGGTGTATAACATGAGTCCGCGAGAATTAGTCGCCATGTATGCAGAAGCCTTAAAGCAGTGGGTAGTAAAAATAAAACAAAGTCCCGATCTTCTTTCCGATGGAAAAATAGCTGATGCGATTGCGAAGCATGTGAGCGTTTTACAAAAGCTCGATAACCGCAGCCAGTATATGGGTGTCGCGCTTGACCTGATTAAAATTGCCGACCGGTGGCTCTATGAAAATGAACCTGCCTTAAAAACACAAATGGAGCCGCATTGGGAAAGTATCTATCAAGCGCTTTCGGAGTATAGCACGAAAAAAGGCTTATTATAAAAGGACTATCAAACGTGAAAGAAATTAGAACAGCGCGGGAACTTGAAAAAGAATGGAATAAGCTCAAAGAAGAAATCTTATCCCGTCCGCTGTTTCTTGATAATAGTGAAAAAGCAAAAGAGGCGCGGAAACGTAAGTGTGCTGATTCGGTATGGGAATTTGCCCGTACCTACTTCCCCGAATACGTTGCAAGTGAAGGGGCAAAGTTTCATAAAGAATGGGAAAAAATCCGGCTTACCGAAAAAGAGCCAATTTTACTGCAAGCATTCCGCGGCTGTGGAAAGTCTACGTTTTTTACACTGCTTGATCCGATACACGAAATCGCTTACGGCAGACGGAAGTTTATGCTTTTTTCCAGCTATACGGAAGAAAAGTCAGAACGCTTTACCGGCCGCATCTTATTGGAATTGATGTACAATCAGCGACTTAAAAATGATTTCGGCGAATTTATTCCGGAAGGAAAACGCCCAGCAATGGGAGACTTTTCGGTCAATATCCCCGGTAAAAAAGGGAGTACTATCGGCGTGGTTGCCGTTTCAATCGGACAAGACCCGCGCGGGTTCGTACACGGAGCCGCCCGCCCTGATTATGTCAGACTTGATGATATTCAAAACAGAAAGCGTGCAAAATCACGGAAGTTTGTAAAAGAATCGGTTGAATGGATTATGCAGGATTTAATCCCTGCCCTAGCTGCAAATTATTCATGTATCATTGTTGCAACCCCGCTTAACACACAATGTGTAGCTGCAACGTTAGAGAAAGGCAGCGATGAAATAGAGGCGGTCAAAACGTATAAATTCCCTGCCGAAATGAGAGGAAAACCGGCATGGCCTGATTTCTTTCCTCTCGACCGGTTAAAGCGGCTCAAGCGCACCATTGGCTCTCTTGCATACGGGCAAGAGTTTTTATTAATTCCGATTGCCCTTGATGAGCGCATTTTTAAGGAAGAGCACATCCGCGGCTATCAACCGGAAGAACTTACCGCGGTACGCTTTGCCTACGTTTTTTCATGGACTGACCCAAGTGTTAAACAGGAAGAAAAGCACTGTTTTAAAGCAACTGTTTGTGCCGGTATTACGAATGAAGGGGTCATCTATATTTTAAAAGCGCGTATTCGCAAAGAAAGTATTCAGCGGATGGTAGACGGCATGTATATGATTTATCAAACGTGGAATCCGTCGTATATGTTTTTTGAAGATAACGGCGGGCAAGCGATGCTTGCAACCGTGCTTGATATGAAGGCGGAGCAGGAAGGCTATTACATTCCGTACCGACCTGAGACGGCGACAATCAATAAAGATACCCGCATTGAAGCGACGCTTTCAGCTCCCATAGAAAACGGTATCATCCGGTTTGATAAACAAGATAAAGATCAAAAAGAATTGATAGATGAGCTGTTGCAATATCCCGATGGGGAATATAAAGACGGCCCTGATGCGCTTGAAGGAGTGGTGAGAAAACTCATTGAAGCGGCAAAAAAGAAAAGAGCAGGAATGCCGTATTCACGGAGCACGCGGGAAAGCAGCGCCGTATTACAGGGGTATGAATGATGGGAAAGTATAAAAAGCAGACAGGCGTCGTACAGCGCTTTGATCGCTGGAGTCCGGACACGAAAGATACGGCAGATAAGCGTATACAGACCGTTGAAGAAACGATTGAAAAAATGAGCGGTAATCATTTTGCAACCCGAGAGCGGGCAAATGACTTTGTCCGGCTGATGCGCTCCCTTCCTGATCCTGATCCTATTTTGCAGAAAATGGGACGCGGCATTACGGCACTGCAAGAACTTCTAACCGACAGCCATTTAGAGAGTGTGTGGAGTATTCGCTGTTCTGCAGCAAGCGGCGCGGAATGGTTTTGCGCTGCAGGTGGAGATGGTAACGGTAAAAAAGAGCAAGAAGCGGCAGACCTTTTTGCAGAAGAATTGAGGCAGCTTGATATTCCGCGCGTTATCGAAGAAATGATGGATGCTATTGCGTTCGGCTATGCACCGCTTGAGGTTATCTGGCGCGCTCAAGGCGGACGGTGGGTAATCGGCGACATCGTTGGTAAGCCTCCGCAATGGTTTGAGTTTGACCAAGAAAATAATCTGGTGTTTCGTACCGGCGTTATTGGAACGGAACCGCTGCCGAAGAATCGGTTTCTTATTGCCCGCCACCGGCCAAGTTATGCGAACCCGTACGGAGTCAAAGTATTTTCAAAATGCTATTGGCCGGTAACCTTTAAAAAGAATGGGTTCCGTTGGTGGACGGTATTTGTCGAAAAATACGGCGGCGCTTTTTTGTATGGAAAGTATCCGAATAATGCCAGTGACATTTATAAAAATGAACTCTTGACTTCGCTTGAGCGGATGGCATCTGATGCCGTTGCGATTGCACCTGAAGGAGCGGAAATCACGATTGAAAGTCTTGCCAATAAAGGCAGTGTTTCAAACGTCCATGCAGAGTATATAGAAGCAGCCAATAAAGAAATTTCAAAAGCAGTTTTAGGGCAAACGCTCACGACTGACATCGGCAGTAAAGGAAGCTATGCTGCAGCGCAGGCGCATAATCTTGTCAGGCAGGATTTAGCAGCTGCCGACCGGAGGAGAATATCCGCCTGCTTTAATCGGCTTGCGGCAGTCTGGACGTATTACAATTACGGTGCAGATGTATTGCCTCCCGTGTTCGAGTTTGTCAAAGATGAGGATTTACAGCAAGAGCGAGCAGAGCGGGATACAAAATTATATGCACTCGGATGGCGACCGAAAAAGGCGTATATCGAACGTGAGTACGATATTCCGCAAGAAGATTTTGAGATAGCGCATGAAGGCGAACAAAAAGATTTTTCTTTTCATACCGGCGGTCAAACAAGTTGCCTGTGCGGATGCGGAACACACACGGAAAAAACACTCTTTCAAAAAGCCGCTTCTTTTTTTGCAGATAAACAAACAAAGCAGCAATTAAAAGACCGGCAGCTCATGGATTCATTTAATAAAGCGATGCAGGAAAAAGGACAAGATGCAATCGACAAAAGTATTGAAAGCTATGTGAATGCACTCGGTATGGTAGACGATTATCAAGACGCTTCAAAGGCGCTTTTAACTGCGTATAAAAACCGTTCACTGGATGATTTTGCCTCGTGTATCGACAATGTACGGTTTGCCGCTATCGGTGTTGCAGGGGGTAAAAAGAAATGAGTGATACCATTCCGTATCCTGAAATTGCGCATCAGTTTCTTGAAAAGAAAATTAATGTGGCGACTGATAGATGGGATGAGCTTAAATGGGGAGAACATGCCCATGCCTTTACCGTTGCGCATTCAAATGAAGCGGCCGTATTAGATACCATTCACGGCTTACTCAATCAGGCGATAAAAGACGGTATTCCCTTTAAAGACTTCCGTGATGGTCTTTTGGATATGATGAGTGCAAAAGGCTGGTACGGCGGAAATGGGCATACAAAAGATGATAAGCGGTATATTAACTGGCGTATTGGTCTTATCTACGATGTGAATATGAGATGCGCGTATGAAGCGGAGCATTACCGCAACCGGCTTATCGGTGCCGATTTACGTCCTATTTGGGTATACCGCCATGATCCAGCCGTTACGAATCCGCGGGCTGAACACCTCGCACTTGATGGGAAAGCATTCCGGTATGATGATGCGTTTTGGAATACCTACAACCCGCCGAACGGCTGGGGCTGCCGGTGCTATGTAACAACAATGAGTGAGCATGAAGCGGAAAAGGCAGGCATGAGTGTTGAGCATTCAGATGATTCCGGAAACCCTCCTGATATAGCCGGTGTCGATTGGAATACATTCGACAGTACGTGGAAATATAATCCTGCACGGGAAGCGTTAGCGCCGAATTTCAGTAAGTATAAAAACCTTGCAAAAATAAAAGCGGAAGACGGAAAAAGTATTCTCTCTCACGTAACGGAAAGCTATCGAAAATCAATGGATACTACGAAGCTTACGAAAGGCGAATTTAACATCCTTGCAAAACGCATTAATAAAAAAGATTACACACCGCAAAATATTTTATATCAGGTAGGAAATCTCGAAGCGGAACGCTTTGAAGCAATGCAGGAAAGAGGCGTAGATGATTGCAAAATTATGGCAAGCGATAAAGCATTATGTCATGGTATCGGCGATAAAAATGCAAAACAAAGAATACCGGAATCTCTTTTTGAAGCATTGTATGACAGTTTCAGCACTCCTGATACCATCTATGAAAACACTGAACCGAATATAAAAGAAGATGGCAGAGAGTTCCATTTTGTGAAAAATATGGATGGCGGAAAAATACTGAAAACGGTATTAAAACAATTAAGCAAAGAATTTGCATTGCAGATAAAAACAATGGGTTATATTGAATACGATTATAACAATAAAAAATATAAAAAAATTTGGTAACGGCCGGGCGGAATTTGCGTCCGCTGGATTCATCTCTGATGTCCCTCTCAATATACTCCTCAACCGTTACCTTACTCTATACCTTACTGCATCTTGCTTAAAAAATCAACCATATAAAAGACTAATTTTTTCAAATAGTTTCTTTGAATTGTCGCATAGATAAAGCATACAATCATTGCGTAACGAGGTTGGTAATGATTAAAGGCGTCAAGTTCTGGAGCGATCGAGATTGCTATTTTGTGCAGACAAACAATCCGACAGAAGAAATATTGCGTAAGCGTTCTGACGGAGTATGGCTTGTTTCGTGCGGGCCGTCGGCGGCGATTACGTGCATCGCGGCGATGGGCTTTGATGTAGAGGTGAAAACGCCGGGAGACTATAAACCGCAAAGCGAAGAGGTGTTGATGGACTTTTTCAATGATCCACGCAACTACCCTGCCTTGCAAAAGGTACGCCCTGAAACGCCTCCTGATATGTGGCACGGCAACGAGATACCGCAATTTTATCCGGTAGCGGTAAAAAGCGTATTCGGCGTAACAGCGCACTTTGAATGGAAAGCGGATTTTGACAAAGTTGCGGCGGAGCTGAGTGCAGGAAAAGCGGTGCAGCTGTGCTTAAAAAAGCCGGGACATTACATTGCAGCCGTTGCCTACGATGATGAGCGGGATGAAATCATTTTTAATGATCCGTTGCCCGGACGCTTTAAGGACGGTAACGGTTTTAATCGGCGTTTAAAGCGGATTGATTTTAGCAATGTAAAACCGTTCCGGATTGTATACGACGCATAACCTGAAATATACGCAAAACAGCGGTTATGCGAGCGGCTTGGTTATTTAGCATTCTTTCCGTTTCAATCGAATTTGAACGGTTTTTGAACGCTTTTGAATGGTAATTATAAAGGAACTAAAGATGGCGGAATTGATGATTTTTAAGGCGGGTAAATATCCGCAAGGGGATTGGCCGAAAGAGCGGGTTGAAAAAATGGTTGGCGCATACAACCCTGAAAAATTTTACGAAGCCCCGGTTGTTATTGGGCATCGCTCATTTGGAACCAACGATGACTATCAGGATGCACATGGCTGGGTAAAGTCACTACGGATGGATAAAAGCGGTAAGGTTTTTGCCGATGTTCCATCCTTTTCCGCTGACGTGATAAAGAAGGTTGCGGAAGGAAAGCTTAAATATATGTCGATAGAAGTTTTTGAAAACGACATGATCGATAAAAGTCAGCCGCCGTATTTAAGAGCTATTGCGCTTTTAGGACGAGACACACCGGCAGTTGCAGGCGCTAAGATACCGACACTTTTTTCGCTTCCATTCGGCGGCTTTGCCGAATGTGCAAATGAAGAAACACATACCTCTACATTCACGCAGAAAATGGATGCAGGGACGATACAACTCTTTTCCGCGAATGAGGCGGAAAAAACAACACAATCTCAGGAGGAGAATATGGGTGAGCAAAACGAAACGACAGTAGCGGAAATGGCGGCAAAAGATGCACGGATAGCCGCTCTTGAAAAAGAGAATGCCAGTCTTAAACAAGACGGTGTTAAACGTGAGGCGGAGGCCTATTTTTCACGTCTGCGGGATGAGGGAAAGATTACACCGGCGTATTTTGAAAAAGCGGTCGCCCTCGATGTCAAAATGACGGAAGCGGACAGAAAAGATTTCAGAGCACTTTTTGCAAACAGCGAACCGATTGTCGATTTGTCCGGTGAGCATACGGCGACAAAAGAAAAGAGCGGTGCCGCTTTTGCGTGTAACGCCGATGTTACGGCAAAGATAAAAGCCTTTCAAAAAGAGAAAGGCTTTGCGTCCTTTACCGAAGCGGCCGAAGCATTGTACTCGGCAAATCCTGAAATGTTCAGTGAGGAAAGCTAAGTGAAGTCCGCTAAAAAGGCGCGGACTCCACTTAGCGTCGAGTTTTGCGCAAGGCGCAAAACATCGCAGTATTGACGTGCACTTTCTCGTTTGCTCGAAAGTGCCGAAATTGAGCAACCTTCAACTTTTGATAAAGTCTTCAGGTTGTCAATTTATAGGAGGAATAAAAGATGATAAACAGACGACCGTATGTTGCGCAAAGCGCAATCGCTCCCGGCAGCGCAGTAATACAGGGAACGGCAGATAACGCGGTAACCGCTCCAGCTGACGAAAAGGCAGATGTACTCGGTGTCTATCCGTTTGAAGCCAATGAAGCCGCCGCGGCGCAAGATCGCATCGGCATAGCACTCGGCGGAGTAGTGAAAGTTGTTGCAGGCGGAACTGCGAGTGCCGGAAAAAAAGCGGTGCTTTCAAAAACAAAACTCGGTGCCTTTGAAGATGTTCCTGCAACCGCGGGTACCTACAAAACGTGCGGGATATTCCTTGAGTCCGGAGCTGCTGGGGAATATATCGATATGTACATTGAACGCGGTGTTATAACCGTCGCATAGTCGGAAAAACGTATTTTAAGGAGGTTTCTTAATGCCCAGAGAACAAGGATATGTCAGTCCCCTGCTTTCCAATTTGGCAGTTGATTATTCAGCTAAGGTGCGGGAAGGAATGGTCGGCCCGCTGTTATTTCCGCGCGTTGAAGTCGGAAAGCCGTCAGGTAAGTACGCCGTATTCAACGAGGAAAATGTCTATAAAGTACCCGATGTAACACTTGCAGGGGAACGCTCTCAAGCAAATGAATTTGCAACAAGCGGTACTATGCAAAACTATGCAACCACCCCGTACGGCCTTAAAGCGTTTATCGACAAAGCGGATTTGGAATTTCAAGACGGTCCGTTCAAATTGTGGGAGCGGCGTAAAACCGAACTTTTGATAACAAAGCTTGAGCTTGCGCAAGAAAAGCGCATTGCCGATTTAGTTACCAATTTGGATGGCCGCAATACAAAGCTTTCGGGGAAAGGAACGAAAGCGGAACACAAATGGTCTGGTGCCTCCGATACGGCAGGAGGCAATCCCGTTGAAGCGATCAACGCGGCGATAAAAGAATGTTTTTTCCGTCCGAATACGATGGTGCTCAGCGAGGCTGTCTATGACGCTCTTGAATACCATCCGGTACTTTTAAAGTATCTCGGTGAAGCAAACTTGATAAAAAAAGTTGACGAGGCGAACCTTGCGAAGCTATTCAGAATTAACAAGGTCATCATCGCAAAAGGCAGAGCTGATTTTGGCAAGCGAAGTGAAGATAAAAAGGTTACCCCTGAAAGTATCTGGGGTGATTCAGTCGTTCTTTGTTACACCGACTCTCAATGGGATCAGCCGTGCGCGGGCAAAACCGTCGCAGTAAAATACCGCGAAGCCGATAACTCAGGCTATGTCGTGCGTACATGGGAGGAAAAGGACGGCGGTATTCTCGGCGGAGAATATGTGCAGGTTGCCCATGACGTTTCAGAATTAATTGTCTGCAAAAATCTGATTTATACCATCAAGGAAGTTCTTTAAAGGATTTTCAAAATAACAGGAGGTTTTGTTATGAAAAGATTTTTTGTTTTGATGTTAAGCCTTTTATGCATCGGCTTAACGGCCGGCTTTGCTGAGCCGTGTAGCAGAAAGGAGGGATGTATGGCGTATTGTACCATCGAAGATATGCAAACTACCTACGGCAATGAGCGTATTGCTGCGTGGAGCGCAGTCGATGCAGAACGTGCAGAAAAGGCAATAGCCGATGCAAGTGCGGAAATTGACGGATACCTTTTATCCGGCGGTTACACTGTACCGCTTGCCGGTACCCCAGCGACGATAAAAAAATACTGCGTTGATATCGCCTGCGCCTCTTTAATTATCAGTACCGGTATGCTTGAAAACGATCCCGGCGGAAAAGCGGTTGTTGAACAGGCAGATATTGCCAGACGGTATTTAGATAAGGTTGCACAAGGCAAATACAAAATACCCGGCTACGATGAAAACAGCAGTAAGCCCCCTTCAGGAAACATACAGGCAGTCTCGATGACTCGTATGGACTGGAAAGGATATTAACATGAGCAAGGCGGCAATAGAAGTCCGGTTTGATGATGATGCGGAATATCGGAACATCATCGATGCATTACATCGCGCTTCACACTGCGACCTGAAACGGATAGCGCAGGCTGCGGGGCTTGCGCTTGAAGCAGTAACAGCAGAAGCGTTTAAAAAACAAGAAGACCCTGTACGCGGGGATAAGTGGGAAGCGCTGCGCAAAGCACGCGGCCCGCTTGCTGCAAAACCCGGCTCTAAAACGCCTATCCTCAATGATAGAGGAACGTTAAAAAAATCAATTACGTTTCATGCTTTTGATGACGGCTCTGTCATTATCGGCTCAAACCTTGTGTATGCCGGTATACATCAAACGGGCGGAAAAACAAAAGCACATACGATAAAGCGGGGTAATGCAGTCATACAGCATCCCGGCTCGAAAATTCCACCCCGTCCGTTTCTTGGAGTTCCGAAAGATTTTCAAGAAAGTTTTTTCTCCGACCCTGCCATTAAAAAGCTACTCGGTATTGCAATAGGAGCGGAATAAACGATGGACGGGATGATAAAGGCAGCAAAAGATTTACTTGACATGTGCATCACCACCGAGATTCCTGATGCAACCGTGGTAAGGAATCGGGGAGATGAGTCAAAGCAGGTAATGACGCGCAAATGGCCGCTTGTTTCGCTCATTACTCAAGCAGGCAGACTTGATGACCGCACGGCACGTCTTGCCCGTTATCGGGATGATGTAACGGGGGAACTGAAACAGCGGAGGATTCGGGGAACACGGATTATCCCGATTTTAATCGGAGTGTGGGCAAAGGGAGAAAATGAGGTTGATGAGGTATTCAGTAAAATCGTACCGCGCATTCCGCGCAGGTGGAGTTATGACAATTTTGTAGGGCGTATCCTCATTAACAGTGAAGAGCATTCGGATTTTGCTGATAACGTGTCAAACCTGTATTGCTCAATTTTGGAAGTAGAGTTCCAAGTTGAGGTTGCAGGGGACGCGGAAATCGTGCCGACATTCGTGCAAGTTTCCGAAATCCCCGATATGCAAAATCCCTAAATGGTAGACGAGGAGAAGATATGGATAAGAACATAAAAAAAGAATCGGCAACATTTCTTGCCGTTGAAGAACATGCTGCAAATTTGCAGATTTCCGCTCCGGTTTTTCAAGCGGTGATGCAGGCGCAAAACTGGGCAGCAGGAAAAAAGGTTGAAAAAACTGAGTTTGAAAAGGCTGTAAACGCCTTTTTAAATGCTCCAATAGGAGGATAAAAAAATGGCTTTACCGAATATTAACACGACCATTAAAGACGGCGCAATGGGAGTTGCCGGAGCGGATGCTACCGGTATTTTTGCAGCGGTCGGTGTTGCAGCACTTCCTTCAAACGGCATCATTACCTTTACGGATAAAGAAGATGTAGACGGAAAAATAGGAGATGGCCCCTTACGCGATCTTATCGTCAGTGCCTTATCGATTGCAAAAACAACGGTGTACGCAATCGCTGTTGAAGGAAGTACTGCAGGTACTGTTTCAAGCGTTACCGCAGTAAGCGGTAATCAAGGGGACGGAAAGATTACCGTAACGGGAAAGCCGCGCAATGAATACAGCATCTGCGTTGCTATTGTCTCAAGCGGAAAGCTCAATGAAGGAACATTCCGTGTAACAATCGACGGTCTTACCGGAAAGACTATCACCATTCCTGACGGGGAAGGCAAATACGAAATACCGGGTACCGGTCTTACGCTGCAATTTAGTCATGCGGATAAAGGCTTTGAAACAGGGGATGGATTTACGTTTACGACGACTGCTCCGCAAGCGACGAACGGCGAAATACTTGCTGCAATCAATACCATTCTTGATGCAAAAAAAGCCATCGAATGGATTGCCGTTGCAGGTGTCTCCAATGCAGCACTTTGGGCTGCCCTTGCTACTCAGGCAAAGGGCGCTGAAAGCGTATATCAGTATCTCTTTTTTATTGCGCAAGCCCGCTATAAAAAAGAAGGTGAGACAGTAGACGAATATGTCAACGCGCTTACTGGAGTGGAGCGCGGGGTAACATCCTCAACTCGCTTGCAGGTTGTTGCAGGCTGGATCGAAGAGGCGGACTCAAACGGACAGGTTGATACGCGCGGAGCTATCGGTGTGTACTGCGGAATGCTTGCAGGACGCAAAGTCCACGAGGGGCCGGATGCCGTCAAATTCGGCAGTATAACCGCTGCAACGGCGATTAAACCTGACGGAATAAATGATGGGCACATTGAAGCGCTTAAAAACGCAGGCTATGTAACGGTGAGAACCATCATCGGACTGAAAGGTATTTACATCACCTCTGGACAAATGATGAGTGAACAAGGAAGTGATTATGATTTGGTGGAACGCAGGCGCGTCATGGATAAAGCATGCCGTGAGATCAGAGTAGCGCAACTGCCGTTTTTGAACGACACGGTCAAAGTCGGTGCTGACGGTTCTCCCGAAGGTTTGGAGATGTTCATTGCACAGGGAGAAGCGCCTTTGCGGACGATGAAAACGAACGAGCAAATATCCGATGGGTATATCATCATTCCTAAGGGGCAAAATATTTTATCGACAAAGACCTTACGAACAAAAATCCGTATCGTTCCGCTCGGTAAATTATCCTATATCGAAAACGAAATCGCCTATCATAATCCAGCGTTAGCACAGTAAGAGGAGAGAAAAATGGTAAACGGATTAATTTATGATTTTGAATCAATCAAACTGATGCTGCCGACCGGATTAATATTAGGCTGTGAAAGCGTTGAGTACTCAGATGAAAAAGCAGATGAGGTTATCACTGGCACCAACAATCTACCGCTCGGTGTCGGACGCGGCGAATGGAAAGGAACGTGCAAGCTGGAACTGCAGCGGTTTGAGTATGATAAGCTCAATGTTTTTTCTGCAGCCTCTGGTGGATTTTACAACATGCCGCCTATTCCGGTTGTTGCAAGTTACGGCAATCTGGGACAACCGCCTGTGACGGATACGCTTTTGGTACACTTTACCAAACGGGATTTTAAAGGCTCAAAAGGGGACACAAGCCTTAACGTCACAATCGAAGGGCCGCAAACGATGCCCATGAATAGCGATGGCATCACCGCCTTCGTTCCGTTTCTATAATACGGGGGCTTCTGAAAACAATAAAAACCGTTTTTAGAAAGCACTCAACACTATTCCATTTACAAGGAGTTTTTTATGACATTGGAAAAAGCAAAGATCGAAGAATTGAAAACGAAATATCCGCAAGGGATATTTGAAGGGGCAATCGATTTTACCACAACGGAAAACACAACGGAACAAGTTGAATTTATTTACCGCAAGCCTGTCATAGCAGACATGGAGTCGTATTCAAAAGCGGCGCAAAAAAATCCGATAACAGCGAACTTAAATCTTATTCAGTCGCTGATTGTCCACCCTGAACCGGCTCCAATCATTACACAGCTTCGGGATTATCCTGCAGCCTATAGCCGGTTTGTAGATGATGTTATCAGCCCTTTTTTTGGAGCGAACGTGGCAGTGCGAAGCCGGAAGCTGTAAACACCTTTACGAGAATCCGGCTGTTTATCAGGCGATTTCTCGGTGAAGATGTTTCGCACAATGACTACACATTACTGATGGAAAAATACGAAGAGGCCCGCATCATGCGGGACTTTGAAGTAGGTGTCTATCAGGAAGCGATTGTAAAAGCTCTGGGCGGAAAATAATGGCGAATTTTGTAACATCGATAACACTCCAATTTAAAGACGCATTCTCAAGCGGTTTTGCCAGTGCCAAAAACAGCATGGCGGGCATGAAAGATGCCATCGGAGAAATCAACCGCAATAAAGACATGTTCGATTTAGCAGGCGATTTATCGCTGATGTCAGGCAGGTTCGATGAATTAGCCGGTAAAATTACATCGATGATAGATGAGCCGTCGGCTCTTGCAGGCAGTTTTGAAACTTCAATGAAAAATATCCAAGCAATAACCGGCATGTCCTCATCCGAAATTAAAACGCTCGGAGATGAACTAAACCGGATAGGAGGTACCGCAGCGGCGGGGCCGCTTGCGGTTGCTTCTGCGTATAACGATGTTGCAGGAGGTATTACCAACGTTGAAGCGCAAATGCCGGTTATGATGAATGCAATATCGCTTGCAGAAGCCGGTCAAGCCGATTTAGGAACAGCAACGAACGGCTTAGTAAAGATTATGAATTCCTACGGTTTTTCCGTCAGTAAAGCTGCAACAGAGGAGGAACGCAAAGCCGATATTTCGCAAAAAGCAGCATGGGCATCTGACGTAATGACACAGGCGGTCGGTATGGGTGTTGGCAGTATGGAAGAATTTATTTCCGCCATGTCTCCCATCTCAGGGCTCGCATCGTCGGTCGGTATCGGCTTTGACGAAATCGGCTCTACGATGGCGTACATGACTGCAACGACCGACACGGCATCCACTGCCGGAACCAAATTACAATCGTTTATGATTGCCTTACAAAAACCGAGTAAGGAGCTTTCTGCCGCTCTTGCCTCTGTCGGTATTGCTTCCGGCTCTGCCATGCTTGAAGAATACGGACTAGCCGAATCGGCTCGTATTGTGCAATCGGCGTTTGCGGGTAATCAGGATGCAATGGTCGCTGCAATGGGACGGGCTGAGGCGATGCAGGCGGTTATTGCCTTAACCGGAGATTCGTATTCTGACTTTGCAAAAGAGTTCGGTTCCAGTATGAAAGGCATTACCGAAGCGTCGCAGGCGATACAGATAGAAGCGTATGAGAGCAAAGTTGCGAGGCTTCAAGCAGCAAGTGATTCACTGAAAATCCAAATGGGTGATGACATAAATGCCATCAAAGGCTTTTTTGTCGATATGCACTCAGGCTTTTTAAATAATGTTGTTTCTCCGCTTTTATCATCTCCGGTCGGCGGCGTTTTTCAACGCATCGCTGCGTTCGCAAGTATTGCTGCAGGCGGCGTTTTACGCTTAGGAAGCGGTGTTCTTAATACGGCGACGCAACTGGTAACATTGACGTCAACGATTAGCAACGCCGGAGGCATTACCAAGCTCTTTAGTTCAACACTCGGAACATTGAAAAATGCCGTAACGGGTGTCGGCTCCTCTCTTATGAGTTTAATTGCTCCACTATGGGCAAAAATAACGGCAACCTTTACCGCAACAGCAGCAGAGTCCGGCTTTGCTGCTGCTCTTTGGGCAACAGCGGGGGCAATGTGGGCGGTACTCTGGCCGGTGCTTGCTGTTGTTGCAGCTGGAGCTTTGATTGTCAAAATCATCTCGGAAGTAGCCAGCGGCTGGGGTTCAGTTACAGCAGCCTTTCAAAACGGCGGAATCCTCGCAGCTTTATTACAGATAGGAAAGCTCATGCTCTCGGCTTTAATCGCACCGATACAATGGTTCATAGAACTGTTGGCAAAGATACCGGGAGTCGATTCTTATCTACAGCCAGCCGTTGATAAGCTTCAAGAATTTAGAAACAGCCTGAAAGGAAAGAGCGCCGAAGAAATGGGTGCTGAAGCAGCTGTTACGGTTAAAAGTGAAACGAGTACGGAATTTACCGGCATTGACACAGGGGAATTAAGTGCAAGCATTCAAGGGTTACAAAAGCAAATCGGCAGTAAACCGATTGGAGGAGCAAAAGCTCTTGGCATAAACGATGACGGCGGAGCAGCTCTTGCTGCGGAGCACATGGCAGCCGCAGCCCGAAAAGGCGTTGCAGTTTCCTCTCTTACATCGAATGCTTCAGATGCCTTTATGGGAGCCGGAGCGGGCGGATATAGTGCATTAAGTGAAAATGCACATGAGGATATGCACGTACAGTTTAGCGAAGCGATGGTGCAAAAAAACGCGGCAACGCTTCCGCTGTTTAGAGAGGAGAAAAAAGAAGCTGCGCAAACCAATCAGACGTTCAAAATAGAAAATGTCTATTTACAAGCGGATGATTGCAAAACGCTTTTTGACTTTATCAGGCAGCTTGAATTTGCCGTCGGTCAGGGAGTAGCGGTATGAGGCTTCCCGATTTTTCGTTTCCCAGTGACAGCCACCCTTCCATTCTCGCTCGCGCTGCGGAGTTTAACCGGTACATCGAAAAAGTCTCTGCGGAAAATTTTATCAAAGCGGGCATCGTAGGAGACGGACAGGCGGTGTGGCTTCCTGCCATTCTGGATAGCATCGAAGTAAGCGATGTGCTTTTAGTCGATAGCATTACGACGAAAGGCGTATCAGGCAGTACGAAAATCATATCGGGCTGGGCTGACTGTGATCTTACCATCAAGCTCATCTTAATTGATATTCCAAAGTATACCGTCGATACCGTTACTCCCGATGTTACGCGCTTTGATTGCTTAAAAGAAATCAGGCAGCGGTTCAAGGCGCAAAAGAATGGAACCCCGTGCGTGTATACCTTGCAGCATCCGCATATTCAAGCATGGGGCTTAAAAGATTTTATCTTTAACGATTTAAAATCTATAGAAGAACGGGGAAAACGTATTATTCACTGTACGCTCGGCTTTGATGAATTTGACAGCGTCAGTCGCAAAAGTCAAGACCGGCAATTAGGCTTTCAAGGGCAAAAAGGAAGTTCTGGCAGCAGTAGTGGAGCAACAGTAAAAGCAGTTAATCCGCCGGTGTCGGATAAGACACGGGCGGGTTTAGGAAAGTTGGAGGCGCAATATGCCAAGCAATAAAATAATACACCGGCAGACCCTTGAAGTTGAACTGAACGGACAACTCACCGATACACGGGCATGTCGGTTCAATCTTGTAACACAAAAAGGATTCTCTTCGGTATTTGCAACGCTTCATTTTCCGGCCGGTTCAAAGGATGGAAAGAAAGGCGACTCGATAAAAGTATATATTGCAGATAAAGAGAGCAAAGATTTATATTTTACCGGAACCGTGTATAAAGCAACGGAAATAGACAATTATCGAAAACTTTTTTTGACGGACGGTTACTGGAAACTGTGCCACACCTCGTTTACTGCTTCTTACCGGAAAGAAAAAGCCTCAAGTATTGTCAGTGATGTTCTTGATGCGGCGGGGGTGAGTGAAAAATCGGTCACGGTTCCTGATGTGGAACTTGCCCGCTTTTCGACAAAAGAACTATCGGCACACCTCGTGCTTGATATACTTCTTGATGCATTAGAAGAACACGGTGCAAAAGATATTACCTATTTCTTTGATGAAAAGGATTGCTTTCATTTTGGGACGCCAAAAGACACCGGAAAAAACACAGGGAAAACATTCTGCTTCAATACAAAAGAAACGATTTTTTCACATAGCGCCGATTGGATTGAAACGCTTCCCTCTCCGATTCGGCATAGCATGAAGGTAACTGTTGACGGTGTTTCAAAAGAAGTTATCAGAACAGACTTGACAGTACAGGAGGGTGTATCGCGCCTTATACTGCATGTTGGGGTGAGCTGCACATGAAAAGCGGACAGGAATTTCTTGCATCTCTTTTAAACGCCCTGTTACCGAATAGAGCTGCCCCTGTGCTTGCAAAAGTGATAAAAGCATACGAAGGGGCAGGATCGAATAAATACGCCTGCGATGTGCAGGTGCTAACAGCAGGAACGCTTGAAGAGACTGATCAAATAATTGCAGAAGTACCGATTTCGCCTATTTGGGCAGGAAAGAAAAAGCGGGGTGTGTATGCCATTCCCCCCGCAGGACAAATTGTTATCGTCTCGTTTATCGGCTGGAATGTTGCCTTTCCTTTTATTGCAGGAATTTGGGCAGATGAATATGAAGCAGATGATTTTAAGAAAGAACAGTTTGTTATCACCGACGGGGACGGCTTAAAAATTATTGCAGATAGTGAAGAAAAGAAAATCACCATCGATACCGGCAAGGCTCAAGTCATCGTAAACGGCGATAAAATAGCCATTAAAAACGGTTCAAAGAGCCTTTATACCGTCCTTGATACCCTGATTCAAAACCTTATCGGCTTATCAACTGTCGGCGCTCCGGCAAAACATACGGTAGACCCTGCAAGTATTCAAAAATTCACGCAGGATAAACAAGATTTAGCTCTTGTAATGGAGGCGTAAAAAAATGTTGGTTGCACAAACATTACAGCAAGCTTTACTCACCATCTTTACCGAAATGGAAGCGGCTGCATCGGGTACGCCTAAAACAAAAGAATGGTATGCGGAAAAAATAGCACACGCGATTACCGACCAGATAAAGTGCGCAGAAATACCTGCTGGGACGGTGGTGATAGAAGTAGCAGGAACGGCAAAGGGTATTCCTAATCCTGTCGGTATTAAGGTGATGTAAATGGACTGGGGTACGGATTTTTTATTGCAAGATGATGACATTGTGTTTACCGCTGACGGGGACGTGAAGCTCGTATCCGAAGCTGCAATGGTAGCGCAAGATATAGCGCAATCACTGAAAGTGATAAAAGGCTCACTGTATTGGGATAAGGAAACGGGAAGCACGATGCCGCTTTTCTTAAACGACAATAATAGCGATGCAGCAAGCGTGATAGCGGAACTTGAACGCATTGCAATGGATGATATACGGGTTGACCCCGATAGTGTTGCTGCATACCAAAAGGCAGGCGGGCTATTTGCGCTTGAGTTTACTCCTATCGGGGAAGCGAATGCGGAAATACTGGAATACGATTTACACAAAAAGTAAGAGAGGTGATAAGAATGCAGGATACTTGGATAGATAAAGCGGAACATGAGATACGAGATGACATTGTAGAGATTGCAAAAGAAAACACTGGACTTACTAACTTTAAATCGACCGGAGTTCTACGTGGATTTATCGAAGTAATTGCAAGCGTTGTCTTTTTTATCTATAAGACAGCGATAAATCCGATTTATACGAATGCGACGGTCGATAAAGCAACCGGCGTCTTTCTATCGTTTTGGGGGCTTGCACTCGGCGTTGTGCGCAAAAGCGATAATAAAGCAAGCGGAAATTTTACAGGCAAATCGTATGGCTCAGGAGTAGTTGCGTCCGGTACGTGGATAGTCGTGGAAGGAACCGAGCTTCGGTATAAGGTAACCGAAAAAATCACTTTCACAGCTGACAGTACTTTTGCCATTCCCGTTCAAGCGGAATTTGCAGGCAGCGATTACAATATCGGAGCAGGATTTGCCGTGCGGGCGACAAGGGTTATCCGCGGACTTGACGGAATAGAGGTCAAAGAGAATTGGCAAAAAGCGCTTGGCGAAAATAGTGAAAGCGATGACAGTTACCGTGAGCGAATTAAAAACCGCTGGAGAAGCCAGACGCTCGGAGATACAAAAGTAACGTATAAATACTATGCGGAAGAAGTAGCAGGGGTTCGTGAAGCGAAGATAATCCGCACTCCACGCGGAGCAGGCAGTACGGATATTGTTGTTGTTTCAGTAACAGGACTTCCAACGGCAGAGCTTATTGAAAAAGTAAAGATGAATCTTTACCTGCATGAACTGATGGCTTTTGATGTGCAGGTAAAAGCTCCCCTTGTTACCGGTATCGAAATAGTCATTGAATATTCAGGAGATGTTACGGAAGGCGATATAGAACTTGTTGCAAAAAAATATGTTGATTCTCTTGGTATCGGTGGACGCTTTGCTGTTAAAGATTTATACGAGTTGTATAAACCGTTTGCCGTCAAAACCCTTGAAATCATTTCTCCCGCACGGGACGTTCAAGCCCCTGATTCAAACGTTATTATTGCTTCCGACATTACAGTGAGAAAAATAGCATAATGGTACAAGCCGATGAGTGATACAAACGAGATACACGAGCTGATTGAGAAAACAATTGCCCCGCCGGGTATACAAAAAAAGAACCGCCGGAGCATATTTAAGACTATAGGAGATGTCGGCGTAAAAATAAAGAAAGATGCGCTGACTGCTTTTAATGCACACTTCCCGTATGTGGCAGATGAAAAAAAACTTGAAGAACACGGGCAAGCGTTGCTTATTCCGCATTTATTACATGACGGGCAGCAAGAGTTTAGAAACCGTGTTGCAACAGCTTCATTCTTTCTATCTAAAGCGGGGGAGCGCGGTTATATCTTATCACAATTGGAAGCGCACTTCGGTAACCGCTATGTACTTTCAGAAACATTTTTGAACGTATATGTCAAGGTTCTCGATATATCCGAAGGCGACCGGCAGTGGGTACGGCAATTTCTTGACGAGCTTTTAAATCCGGTTATCAGGCTCACCTTTGGCGATTGGATGAAGTATATCGAACAGTTCCCTTTTTCTGATACAGAAAGAAAAATGGTCCGCCGCGTGGAAAGTGAACACTTTTCCCGCAGCGCGGTGTTCCGTGACGGCCGTGTACTTCGGGACGGAATAACCGTTTTGCCGACGCATGCTGTTCCAGTCTTTCACGACGGCTCAAAACAAAGGAATGCCGTCATAGAAAGAAAATACTTTTATTATGCTCCGGCAGACAATACGGTCGATATTCCCGTCATTCATCATTCCGGTCTCCTTGACATCCTTTCACTGCGTTTTATGCGGCATTTTGCGGAAGACTGGGGTTTGAACGAAAATAGCGATGCGCTGCACGTTGACCGCATTTCGCATTCGCTATTGGAGCGGTTCGCTATACGTGACAGTGATAGTAAGAGCGTCGTAATAAACGATATTGACCGTCTATCATTCTCCGATTCGATTTCTCTATCGGCAACGGCGGTGGAAGCTGTTACGGATAGGTGGCAGATCGCTGATAGCTTTTTTTACGGCATGAGGTACGCCCGCTTCCGTAATGGGCACCTATTCCGTAACGGCTCTGAAACACGAAAAGGCAATATATTGATCGCACTCTAAAGACTTTATAGAGAAACATATATTTTAAGGAGGCATAATATGCAAGTAACTGAAACATTCCCGTTAAGAGGAATGTTCGAGCTTATCGTAAAAAAAGACGGTAAGGTTATTGAAACGTACTGTGATAACAATCTTATCGTCAACGGTGCGCGCAACCAAGCAGCGCGGCTTTTTGCAGGAGACGGCACGAATCGGGCTATCGCAAAAATCGCATTCGGAACGAGTGGAGCCGCTCCTGCTGTAACCGATACGGTCATTACGGATTCGTACACAAAAGCTGTTTCTGGCTTTGAGTATCCGGATATAGGACAGGTACAAACTAACTGGATATTGAACACTGATGAAAACAACGGTATGGCGATTATGGAGTTCGGCTTGCTGTCTGCAGATGAAACGCTTTTGTGCCGCAAAGTACGCGAAAAGCCCATCAATAAAGAAGCAGACATCAGCATCGAAGGTCGCTGGAAATGGATTTTCTAAAAGGAGGAACCCATGGCGTATTTAAAAGAACAAGCAACATGGGAAGACGGTATCTATCAGTATGAGATAACTGACCCGCTGCAAGGCGGAGAAGACGGCATTGATAATGTACAGGGGAGACAACTTGCAAACCGTACAAAGTATCTGAAAGAGACCTATGAACAGCATGCAGCAGTCGCCAATCCGCACAAGGTAACAGCAGCGCAGACCGGCGCATACACTAAGCAAGAGACTGACGAGAAGATTGGTGCGGTGTATAACGGGCTTATTTCTCACGGCGGCTGCACTGACGGCAGAAATCTTCTTGACGTTTTTGGGAAAACCACAGTAGCTGAAGTTATGGAAATCCTACATAACAAATGCAACGGCGAAGGAAAAGCGGATTTTTCAGGGCTTATGATTGGTGATTATCTTGATTTGCCAAGTCTTACGGTTGGCGGCACTACTTATACATGGAACGCCGATTACCAGAACTTGCGCATCGTTATTTCGGGATTTAACCACTATATCTACTGCGGCTATCCGAATGAGAATAAAAAGAATCATATTCTTTGGACGTTTCGTAATATCGTATTGCAAAAAAGAATGAATGCGACAGATACAAATGCAGGCGGTTATGGGACGAGTGAGTTAAAAAAGTATCTTGATGGAGTTTTTGCGGTCGGATTGGGTAATGCGCTTGGTTCAAGCGGTTATTTGTATACAATCACGCGGGCTATTTCAAAAAAAGGCTCTACCGGCTTTGTAACAGATACTGTTTTCTTGCCTACCGAAGTAGAGGTGTTTGGAGTTCCTACTTATGGAGACGATCAAATTACATGGAATACTAACATTCAATATCCTATCTATCGCGACTCTTCATTCTACCGTGTCAAAAAATATAACGGTAGCCGTGCTTGGTGGTGGGAAGGAACGCCGGCGGCCTCGAACTCCACGTTCTTTTGCTATGCCCACGGCAATGGAGGTGGCGGCCACGGCTATGCGAGTCATGGCGGCGGTGGCGTTGTCCCGGCTTTCTGTACCTGTTAAGGTACAGAAACGTATCTTTAATCCAGCGGCGTAATGCCGCCGGCAGAGGAAATAATATAAGGAGTATTAAGTATGGAAGACAGCACTACAAAAAAGGTCTACTTAGCGATAAAAGGAGATGCAGTCATTCATCATACCGATTTGTCGGCTATGGAGAGCATGGACGGTATCAGTCAACCTGATATGACAATTACGGAAGAAGAATTTTATGCAGCCGACGGTCTTGTGCGCCTTATCGATGGCAGAATCTTCTTAGGGAAGACTGATGCAGAAAAGGCACGCGAGAAAGCAATCGAAAGAATCCGTATTCTGAAAGGCTGGCTTGCAGAAACTGATTATATTGCCGCTAAAATTGCAGAAGGCGCTGCGACGGCAACCGACTATGCTGAAAAAATCGCACAGCGCAAGGCGTGGCGGGAAGAAATCAGCGATCTTGAAAGCGCATAAAAGCGCACTTTAAACGCAATAAAAACGGTATCTTTATTTGTTAAGAATACCGTAAAAAACGGGCAAGAACCCGGTGTTACCACCACCGGGCAGGCGTCGATACCGCCTTCAGGGTTTCCCCTAATCTTAACCCGTACCCTCGTACTTGGGTACTTTGATTATCGGGTCATCATGCCGTCAGGTTTAGCCTGAAACATATTATGTGGAGGCTATAGGCTTATGAAGACACCTATTTCGTACTACGGCGGCAAGCAAACGCTTGCATCCATTATTCTGGAGCTTATTCCGGAACACAAAATATACTGCGAGCCGTTCTTAGGCGGAGCTGCAGTATACTTCGCAAAAAAGCCGTCTAAGGTTGAAGTCATTAACGACACCAATAGCGAGTTGATTAACTTCTATGAAGTCGTCAAAAATAATTTTTCAGCTTTGGAAAAGGAGATTGCAATAACACTGCATAGCAGGGCGAAGCACCGGCAAGCGCAAGTTATCTATGACAACCCCGATATGTTTGATAGGGTAAAACGGGCGTGGGCTGTATGGATGCTTGCAAATATCTCATACGGCTGTAAACTGGATGCTGCTTTTGGATATGACCGTGCCGGTTGTGCAAGTAAAAAACTTGCCAATAAACGGAAAAATTTTACCGAAGAATATGCCGTCAGACTGCAAAATACACAGATTGAGTGCTGCGATGCCTTGAGGATTATCAGAAGCCGTGATACCGCAGACACTTTTTTCTACATTGATCCGCCGTATGTCGGTGCAGATCAAGGGCATTATGACGGCTACAGCCAAGAGGATTTTGACAATTTGCTTGCTTTATTGGAGGAAATTAAAGGTAAATTCTTGTTGAGTTCCTATCGGAACCCTGCATTAAAAGAATGCATTAAACGGAATAAATGGCATACGGTTGAAATATGAAATAGAGATGGCTTGCTCTATGACTAACCGTGCGCAAACACCCCGCCACAAGGTAGAGGTATTGACGGCCAATTATCCTATATCGGTAGACCTGAAAGGCTCACAAAAGCGGATCGTAAACAGCGATACCGACAGCCTTTAAAATCAAAAAAGCGCCCTTAAAAATCCGTTTTAAGGGTGCTTTTCCGGTCATTTAAATCTGATTTATAGGCGGTTCAATTCCTAATATTGATGTAAAATACGACGGTTGTTTTTCCTATTCTATGTGAAAGATTTTTCCTAGTTCGCCCGAGCGGTTACAATAAGCTTTCCGCGGTCGCAAGTTTTATAATAGTGTATTGCAGCGTCATACGCTTCTTTTTGGTGGGCAAGCAGCTCGTATTTCTTGCCACGTGCTTCATTTCCTTTTTTGCCGGCATCCAATTCTTCCCAGTTTACGTCATCGTTTTTAAGATCAATTAAGCCGATTCGACCGATACCGAGTTTTTCAACTACATTATGGGCTTCTGCATTAAAACCGCTATACGTGGTGTCAATCCAAATCCTAAAGCTGAAGTTTTTTTCGCCGTCTTGTGTTTGAAATTTAAATGAAGATGTGGAAACAAAGGAGTCTACCATTGCCTTGTCGATTTTCTTATCTGCTTGATAGCATTTACACTGGACTGCCCAGTATTCTCCATCGTGAGCACGGCAGACAATATCAATGCCTGTGTCCTTTCCGCCAGTACCGAATTGCGCTTTATACGGGAAATCCGCCCAAAGCCATACGTTTGATAAAAGGTTTTTATATGTTCTTTAAAATGCGACAACTGAACAAAGTATCAACTTTGGAAGTTGTTGCATTGCGCCGTTTCGTAAGCGAAGCTGAGAAACGGCATACAATGAGCGATGTTTGCACTATCATTTTTTAAAAACTGAGTTCCGTGAGCAAAAATACGCATAATTGACAGAGCTGTGTTTATATGATATAAATGACGCGCATATTTTGTTTTTTTACCTTTTAAGGCGGAAGGAGTATATAATGTCTGGACATAGTAAATGGGCGACGATTAAACACGCAAAAGGGGCAGCTGACGCAAAACGCGGTCAGATGTTTACAAAGTTTATTAAAGAAATTTCTATAGCTGCACGTATGGGCGGCGGCGATCCGAATGGTAACCCCCGTTTAAGAACTGCAATATTAAAAGCACGCGCGGCCAATATGCCGAAAGACAATATCGAACGAGCTATTAAGAAAGGTACCGGCGAATTGGGCGGCGCAAGCTACGAAGAGTTGTTGTACGAAGGTTATGCGCCGGGCGGCGTTGCAGTATTGGTGGAAGTGTTGACCGACAATAAGAATCGAGCTGCAGCCAATGTGCGCAACCTC